TGAAAATCATCATTCCATACAAACACTCTAATTATTTCATTTCCACACTTATATTTATAAAACATGTCTATTTTCCTCCATTTTCATATGTCATCGTAAATGCGAATTTCTTGTTTATATATTATAATAATTTAATATCATCTGAAATGAATCACTACTTACATATTCTGCAATATCCTTTTCATGTCTTCTTATTCTTTTTTCTAATAATTCTCTATTTTCAGGATGTGTTTGTAAAAATTCTTTATCTTGTTTATATCTTGCTACAAGATGCTTCAATGTTACTCTTTCCATATTTATTCACATTATCCTTTCTAATGAAACACGCATTTTAATATCAATTTTTTCTTCTGTCATGCATGAATTTTATTACTTTTTCATGCGTTTCTGGTGTTCGTGGCATCTTATTTTTCTGCATATAACTTATAATTGCCTCCCAATCTTCCCAGGTTAATGCATAATCGCAGCATTCGACGCCACAATTCATGCACATTACACCTCTGGTCTGAACAAAACATCTTCTTCCTAACTGTTCGTACTGTTCACTTTTCTCTTTTAATTCTGTTATTTCTGCTTCCGACTTCTTTTTCAGTTCCTGCAGTTCTGTTTTTAATTTTTCATTTTCAATTGTTGCATCGCTTGACAATGCAGCCTTAAATTCTTCAAGACTCATTCCTTTAGCCATGTTTATACATCCATTTCAATTCCAAACTCTTCATGCAACAGTTTTTCAAATTCCGGATCTCTCTTCACGTATTCATCGAGGAATTCTTCTTCACTACATGGCGCAAGATCGAAATGCACATCTTCTCGAATATCATCATTCATATATGTGACGATTGCGTCCCAAAGATTTTTGTCTAAATCTAATTTTTCTCCATACCGTAACATCACAAGTTCTCCTTTTCATAAAAATGAGGAACAAGATTTCTCTTGTCCCTTTATTATTCTCTTTTTAAATTCGGACATAATCCAAGACCACCATCAATTTCTGGTAGCCTTCTATATGCATCTCTGTGAATACAATTTTCTCTTTTGCATTCCGGACAGTAACATTTGATGTATTCTTCGTAACTCATTTTATAATTTGTTGTCGCAAACCATTCTCTTGTTGGCATAATTCATTCCTCACTTTCCATTGCTAACTCAATTAACTCATAAACTTCATCTTTGTTGTCTAACATAAACTTTTTAAATCCGTCTTCATCGCTTTCTCTTCCGTCAATTAATCTTCCATCATCATCATGAATCCAACGTTCCCACATTGTGTCTTCAACAATTGTTGCATTGATTCGCTTTCCTTTATATTCAATCTCAGGATCGTTCCATTCTCCATGCCATACAAATCCTACACTTGTAAGACCATACCAATCTGGAAGTTCTTTCATTTTTCTAAATAAAATTCCTTCAATGCTATTATCTCTTTCCAATGTACTAATCATATTTTTCACCTTCTAATAGTCTTCATCAATACATTCGTCTGCTTCGCTATAATATTGACCATCATATCCTTTTTCCATTAATTTCTCCCAACAATCATAGCATACCAATCTAAAAGTAATTCCGTGACAGTCTCTTGTAAAATTCATATCATTTCTTTCTACTTTTTTTCCACACACTGGACAAATTCTCATATCCTTTTCTTTCATATTTTTATTCCTTTCTATTTATACATTTCTCCATCTTTTGTTCTTGAAAATCGTTCTTTCAACTGGTTTTATATAACTTCTTTCCAATCAACCACCTGCTTATATCCGTCTGCCTGTAAGATGTGAATTTCTTCATCCTTGTCAAGCTCATATCTGTTTTTGAAAAATTCTTTTAACCCCTCTTCTCTTTCTGCTCTCCACAATTCATCATGAGTGATTATATCTCCAAAATTTTCCTCATCAGTTGTTACGGTAATATCAGAAATCTTTCCAAAATACATTGCTTCAAGTAAATCTGTATCCACATCTCCCTTGACAATGTAATCTTGCCAATCACCTTGACAATAACCTCTAATTGTTCCGTCTTTAAAAGCATCTTCTGGATAAAGCAATCGTAATACATCAACTATAATATCTTCTGTACATCTGCATTTATCGTAAAGCTCCTTTAATTTTGCATTTACTTCTTCGGATGTATATTCAGGATATAATTCATAACAATCAATATCCTCTATTACTTCTTTTGCCTTTTGATACCATTCGGCATCTGTATATTTCTTACAATTTCCATTACCAGTAAGAACCACCTGTTCATCAAAATTGTCACACCCACAATAATCTTTCCACACATCATTATCATTGTATAACCACCATGTTCCATCGCCGGTGTTGTCAATTCTAATTTCTACCATTCCGTTCTACCTCCATTATGCTGTCTTATTCATCTCAATATATTTTGCAATTCTCTTTTCAGCTTTAACCTTTACATCTTTAATATTAACTGGCAGAATCAAGAAGCTATATGTATCTCCCTTAATAATCCACGGGCAAACCTCTTTTGTCCCATAGAAAATCGGGTATTCAGAATCTACGATACTCATTACATCCACAAGAAAATTTGGATTAAAGCCAATATAAAAATCTTTTTCTGGTTTCTCTTTGACTTCGATTTCATCAAAAGCTTCATATCTCGTTGTACTTGCATACGAGTATAAATTTCCATTTTCTGCATGAAATGTAACTGGCAATTTCGATTCTTTCAAAATGTCTGCGTCGTACTTCATTGCCTCTAATAGCTCTTTTGCATTTGCAGTAAATTTATAATCCCATTCATCCGACAACATCTGATTTACTTTGAAGTATTCACCATCAATTCTTTTTGTAATATATGTAAAGTTTTCACTTTCTACTTTTACATACTTATCGTTCTGAGAAATAATGACTTTCCTTTCTGATTTTTTGTCCAATAATTTCTTAAACACTGGAACACATCTGCAATGCAGTTTTACTGTTTCAAACGGATTTTCTGTTTCTTTAAGAGTCATATCGTCTTCTAACTGTCGCATTCCGATCATACAGTTCCACAATGCTTCTACACGTTTCTCTTTTGTATTAAAATTGAACACGCTCATCATCCGATTAACTTCTTCTCTATTTGCCACAAATACTGACAAATTAGAAATTGTTTCAGATAACCAGTTTTCTTTTACATCCAGAATGTTTTCTCCGTTATCTAATACCGGAAGAGAAACATCTGTATTTTCAAATCGTGGAATAGAAACATTTTTCTTGCCACACTTGATATTGATTTTCTCTTCTTTATCTGATGTGATATCTTCTATGGTAATTTCTCCTGACATTTTTGAAATAATTTTAATATCTTCAATGTCGATTCCGAACATACCAGGTTCTGTATGGTACGTATTTTCTGTTCTTACTTCAACATAATGCTCAATATCTGTACTAAGAATTTTTAAAATTCCCTTATCGTCAATCGAGAAATATAATCTTTTAAGGCTCGGAACAGATGCTTTTTTATTTACTACCGTCATTGCTTTATCCATCATGGTTTTGAGTTCTTTTGCGTTCATCGTAAATTTGATCATATTATTTTACCTCCACTGTATTATATTTTTCTACGAGATATCTTAATTCATTTCTTTCTTTTCTCAATCTCTCAACATGTCTTGATAATTTCTTATTTCCTTCTAATAACGCTCGATTGTTATTGCGAAGCGATTTGTTTGAAATTTTGATTCTAGTATTTTCATTTTCTAATTGAGAAATATAAAGTTTCGCCTCTTCTAATTCCATTTTATATTCATCAATACTCATTTTTCTTCACCTTTCTTATGCTATCTTTTCCCATTCAATGTGTGTATTTTTTCTATGTGCTTCTTTTGATACAATGAGGATATCTCCTTTATAATATCTAAACATTATATCTTCTAAATGCGGTCTTGCTAAAATGTTCTGTTTAATTTTTGCAATTTCTCTTCCACCGTGTTCAGCTTCATATTTTTCCAGTACCCATTCTAAATCCTCATAGAAATCTAACAATGCACATTTAACTGATCGTTTATAATTCTCTTCCATGATCTCATGCATTCTTTTTTCAGCAGCTTCATATGTCTCAAAAACTTCATCTGGATATCTGTCATTATGACTTCCATAGCACTGCGTCCATGCAGGATATTTCTTTCTCAATCTATATGTATCGTGATTAAATTCTGGTTCAATAATTGGTTCTACATTTTCCATTTTGACAAGATAACCATTATCAAATAACCACTGAAGATCCGATGGACATGTAAAATATCTACCTTTCATTGCTGCATTGATTTTTTCTTTTTTATCAAGGTTTTCTGTTACGGTATATAAATCAGTGCTATATGTCCATCCTTTAGGAACTTTTTTAAATTCCGTTTCTGACTGAAAATCATCAAATGGAACTCCATTTATTAGTCTTATTTCTGGTGGTCTTAACCGTGATACCTTATGTCCACCATACGTTTTTTCATATTCGTACATTCCATACGAAACATATAATTTCCCGTTAAATCCTCTTTCAACATAATAACAAACCTGATTGTGTTTCATTGCTTTTTATCTCCTTTACATATTTTTTAATTCTTCATCTGAATACTTAAGCCACTTGCCAGTTTGGATATTATTCATCCGTTCTGTAAAAGTTCTCTTTCGCATCTCATACATTTCCGTTGCAATTCTATACATGTCGTAGACTACATTTTTTTCAATGTCAATGATCATGAACTTATGAGGATCATATGTGTCTAATACATATTGCATAAAGTCTCTAAACACAATCAACCTATTTGTAGTACACCAGGTGATTGTTTTATCTTTTTCTTTTGTTACAAATTTTACATTTTGCATTTTTCTCCTTCCTAATAAATAAGACAGATACATTTCTGCATCTGCCTTATTATTCTCTGTAAAACATATTATTTATTAGCATTCAATTATTTCCCATGTCCATTCGTATTCTCCATCATAAGATGAAAGATCTGCTGTTCCATCATCATTTATTGTAAAATCAATTTTATCTCTATCTTTTTTACTTGCATTATTCATTTCTTCCTCATAAGTATTTTGTGCATCTTTTTCAAGAAATGCATACGCATCATCCTCATTATCAAATGAATCATGGCTTGCAATTTCCTTTTCGTGTACAGAATAACAAATCACTACATATTTTTTCATAAAAACTACCATCCTTTCTTAAATTGAAACTAATATTTCATTTGCTAATTTTTCCGATTTCTCTCTGTTTTCCATGATCTCTGATATGTTCGACAGTATCTTCAGAAGCTCCGTTCTGCTTACATCTTCTTGCTAACCGTTCCCACATATCAAGATTTTTCCACCGTGGTTTATTTTTCTTCATTATCTTTGTCTTCCCTTCTAACATGCTATAAATTCCAAGCATCCCCAAACATTCCTATCTGCTCCATTGACCAACTTTATTTCCGTTGATATCCATAATTGTTCCGCTTGTTTCTCCATATTCAAGCTTTTCACAAATCTCTTTTAAAATTCTTTTAAGCTCCAATGTTTCATCCATATTATTCTCTTCTCCTGTATACGGATCACAAAAAGCTGCACCGCCTGTTTCGATTTCAATTTTCAGCATAATTCTCAACCTCCAGCACTTTCTAACTTTTCCATTTTGTTCATAATACTTTTCTTCAAACTTTCAATACTGTTAGTTGCTTCATCTACAGTACTGAAACCATTTTGCGTGACTTTCTTTTCGAATTTTTCTATATCATCCACCATCCAAACAAAATTGTAGTCAAATACATCTTCAATATATCCGTATTCCTTTCTAGTTTTTGCATCACTTAACATAAAAACAAGCTTTTCTTTTAACGTCTGAAACATTTTCTTAATCTCTTTCAGTTCTGTTTCATAACTAATTGAATCAACTTCTCTTTTTTGCTTATCAGCCTTATACTTATTAAGACGACGTTGCAATGCTCGCCTTGTTTCCGTAATATTACAACCACTTTTATCAAATTCATCAGCGTTATGATTGTTATAGTACTGGTACGAATTAGAAGTTCTTTCTACTTCCCTTTTATATTCATTGCTCTGCTGAATAATGAATACACCAAGTTTTCCACTTTTTCTATCTGCATCAAAATCATATTTTGCATAATAATAATCAATCAAATATGAATATGCACGTTCTACATTTACGTTGAACTTACCTTTGTTTAATTCAACGCAATTAACTTTTGTTCCTTTACAAACCAATAACATTCCACTACTATTTCCTGTTATCTTTTCAATACTCTTAGCTGTGAACTTTCCAAGTAACCCAGTTACCTTGAATGGCTTTTGAAAATCGAAACCATAGCACTCAGCAAGAAATTTCAATGCTTTTCTTCTGGTCTGTAATAATTCTTTCAAGGCATTGTCAAAAACAATGTTGAGTTCATTTATATACTCTTTGTTACCACTATGTAACAAATTCTCTTTCATTGCTCTTGTCAATAAAGTTCCTTTACTAATTCGATTTCCTTCACCAAAAAGCTTGACTACTTTTTTATCATGAAAGTCCAAAACGCAAAGATTATTGGGACCGGTATTCACATTCACATAATATCTTCCATTATCTGCAAATCTTACCCCATTTTCATTATCAAGAACAAAGTTGCCAAAATATACATTTTCTACTTCAGCAACATACTTCAAATAAACTCCGTTTATATTAACAATGTTTTTGTAATTGATTTTATTTTTCTTAAGAGAAGCTATGTTATAATATCCAAGCACTTTTGCCTGTAATCCAGGAACTAGCAAATCCAGATTATTATTAAGCGTACTATCGCATTCGCTTACAGTATGATTGTAGCGATTTTTAATAGACATATGGCTTCCGTTTTTTGCTATCTGGATATTAAGAATAGATGTACCATATTCATCTTCTCTTTGTGGTGTCTTATTTCTCTGTATTTTATCAATATCCTTTTTAATTGCGACAAGCATATGGTACTGACTCATACGACCAGAAAGATTATTATAAGTACAAATCACTTCACCTGCTGCATAATACTTTTTGCATTCTGCTATTCTCTCTTTATCATCAAAAATTACAGTATCATATCCTGCTTTCTTAAAATCTTCAATGATTTCTTCCTGCGTAGTTTTCCTTATTGTTCCAAAGGTATTATTTGCACTTATTTCAGCAC